AACGCGCAGTCCCGTAGATCTGCACCGTGCAGGTCGCACTTACGCAGGTCACAGTTCCGCAGGTCGGCACCCTTCAGTCCCGCCATGCGGAGGCTGGCCTCATTGAAGTCCAGTCCACGCAGGTCCTCGCCCATGCAGTTGAGCCGGCGCGGCGCGGCGCGCTCCCACTCACGGTAGGCGATGGACTCAGGAGACGCGGGATTGGAAGGGTCCCCGGTGGGCGGCCGGTCTGTGGGGGCGAGATAGCGCCCGTGGTCGGCGATGCGGTCGATGATGCTCACGAGTCACCTCACGTCGGTGCGGCTGTGGTGCGCGCGCGGATAGCGTTGATCGTCCCGTTCACCCCGGCCGGCAGTGTCTCCGCCGTCCAGGTGATGCCGTCGGACGACGTGATCACCGTCTGGGTCGTGCCGACGGCGACGAACTCGCCTGCGGAGGCGTCCCACGCCACGCCACGCAGATCCTCGGCCGTGCCACTGGTGCGCAGATCCCACGATAGCAGGGTGGGGTCTGCGGTCGTGGCAACGGCGCCTGAAGCCCCAACAGCAACCCACAGGCTGCCATCTGGCTTGCACGCCACGGCATAGAAGTTGGTTCCGGCAATGGCGCCGCCCGTGGCCCAGGTGGTCCCGCTGTCGGCGGAGTAGCCCAGGACACCCCAGGTCGATGAGCCTCCAACGACGACAATCAGCGTGCCATCTGTTGCCATCATTCGCGGGAACCCGACTGTCCACGTACCGATGGCGCGTTCGGTCCATGTCCCGCCGGGGCCGGTATCACTCGTCGAGAGGTGAGGTTGACCGTTGCCGCTGTTCCAGTGCCACCCGCATGCGAGCATGCGCCCGCTGGCGAGGGTGAGGAAGTCGTCAGCCAGGGAGTAGTTGTTGCCAGTCCAGTGGCCGCCGGAGTTGAACCTCATCTCGACCGAGCTGTTGAAGTTCCCGTCGGCGAGCACGTCCGCGATGGACTTGTACCTGCCGCGCCCATTGTTGTGACCGGTCAGCGCGTACCCGTTCACGCTGTCGATATAGACGGTCTGCGTGGCATAGCTGGTGCCACCAATGTTGGTGTTCCCGCCCCAGGACGGAGTGACGAGGTCCGTGGTCTGGGCGGTGTCCACACCGGTTGTCTGATCGAAGCGGCACAGGAACGAGAGGAGGTTGCCGTCCTCGCTGGTGTCGATGCCCAGGAGGTTCTGTCCTGACCACGTTTCGTGGACGGTCCACGAGCCACCGCCGTGCCTCCAGAGGGTCTCGCCGTCTGAGGTGACAGCCGTGAGCAGCGTGGCGGTGTCCGGGTACGTCTGGATCTCGATGTTGCCGGTCGTGTAGCCACCCACCGTCGCCGTGATGATGCGCGTCGCCTCGGTGAGGTCTGTGGCGGCCACGATGTCGAAGCTGCCGTCGCCGTTGCCAGACACCGTGAAGGATGAAGCATCCGCACCGCCGAGCGTGGCCCCGTCCGCGTCCACGGGGCCGCGGAATGCGACAGACCCGACCGTCGTGCCCGAGGGCGAGGCAGAGACATTCAGCTCGAGGATGGATGGCGTGTTTGCGTCAGGATCGAGGCTGCTCCCGCCGCCCGCGCCCGCGATGCGCTCGGAGTACGCGAACACACTGACACGCCCGTACGCGTCGGTCAGCACATGCGACAGCTGCACCCCGTCGCCTGTGGCAGTCGACGGGTTGGTCCACGACGGAGACGCCGTCGTGCTGCCCGTCACCGTGAGGGGGGCTCCGTCGGAGCCCTGGGCGGCCACAGTGCTGTGCGCGGGGCTGTCGGACCCTCCGGAGTCGGAGAGCGTGGCAGAGCGCGCGCCGGCCGCGGAGTTGAACGCTTCGGCATTCGTACGGCCTGCCACAGCAAGCTGCGGAAGCGGACGAGTGCAGTAGATTCCCAGCGTCTCGATCTCACCGCCGATGTCCGCTTCCAGCTCATAGTAGCCAGGCCCCGGAAGGGTGATGGTCGTGCTGGACGCAGCGGCATCCGCGATGACGACGGCCCCGGTTGTCGTCCCATTCGGGAATGCAGGATCGTTGGCCGCCGGAACGACGGTGGCCGTCCATCCGTTGAACGTCCCCAGCGAGCCTGCCGGCGTGGCAATCGCATGGGGCCCGAGGGTGGACACCTGGAGATCCGCCCCCTCTCTGGGGACGATCGCAGCTCCGCCGCCCATGATTCCAGTGAAGCCCACCGCGCCCTCCTACAGAGTCCAGGAGACGAAGTAGTCCATCGACGCGGAGAAGACGATGTCGATCGCCCCGCCGACCGGAGAGACCAGTCCCGTAGGGGAGTCCTCGAACCCGCCGCTCGTGCGCACCGTGATTGGGTCTCCGCCGTCGATCGTGATCGTGCCATCTGCGCCGTTGGCGAAGGCCGTGATCTTCTGGACCGTGGCTCCCGCGGGGACAGTCACGGTCGCGCCTCCGGTGCCCGACGCGTGATCGTAGTCGCCGTCATGGAGCAGGTTGATGTGGCCGGAGGCATTGCGGTCGATGCTCAGGATCGCAGACGACGCGACGTCGTTGTCCGCCATGTAGGTCTTGAGCTCGAAGATGGTCGCGAACGACCGGGAAGTCTGTCCCATGTGCGGCTCCTGCTACGCGAAGTTCTGGGAGTGTACCCCGTGGCCGCTACCCAGGCCGGAGAAGCTGTCATTGGGCCGCAACGTCAGCTCCCCTCGGACTGGAGAATCTCGTCCCGGGAGCGATTGCTCACAGAGCCTGTGGGGGCCAAGTCTATCAAACTGGGCATCTCTTTCCGACCGTGGAGGACCTTGAACTTCTCGAACTTCTTGAGCGTCTCCTGCAGGGCACTATCACCTGCCTGAACGCGCTCGTCGATTCGCGCCAGGCCGCGCGCCAGGTTCCCCAGCATCTCCACCTTCTTGGACGAGAGCGGTAGTGACCGGGCCTCGAGGAACGAGTGGTACAGCTCCCGCTGCACCTCGACCATGATCTTCTTCCCGTCCAGCTCCCGGTGAACCCCCAGGCGGTAGGCCGCAGCCTCCGGACCTGCGCGCACTGCAAGCTGGTACGCGCTCTGCAGCGGGTAGGTGCGCTTTGTGGAGTCCGTCTGAAGGTACTCGGCCCAATCCCCCACACCCATGATGTCTGGATTCCAGAAGTAGTGCCGGAACTCCGCAACCGCGAGCTCCGGGACCGCGCACCCGAGCTCCCCCAGGTTTGCGGCGGCCTCGTGGAACGGGACCCCGCTCATCACCAGAGCCTCTGCCTTCTCCCGCACATGGGGATTGCCGAGGATCAGACGCTTCATCGCATGCGTCGCGGCGTCTGGGTGAACCAGGGAGAAGATCTTCTTCTCCCTTAGCCAACGAGTGGAGGCGCGGTGCTTCGGGTCCCAGGGCCGGAAGTCCTTTGGTCCCCCCGACACCTCCCTCTGGAGCCGGTCGTGGTCTTCCTCGGAATGCGCGGAGAGGCCGTGGATCTCAAGGTTCAGCACCACCTCTTCATACGACAGCGCCGCCCCGATCACGAGGAGGTACTTGATGAAGAATTCAGCCGGGTGCGCCATAGAGCTACTCCGTCATAAACCGATCGAGGTCATCCAGGGATTTGATCTCCTTCTCCAAGGAATTCATTTTGCCTCGAATTCTATCGACGCGGGCACTCGAGAGGTCCAACTCTCGCAGGGCAGCCAAGTGATTTCGATTGTCCAGGGCATCCTGCAACAGCCCCCCTGCGTGCGCGCGTTCCAGCGCCGCATTGGCCCGGCGGAAAGAGCTGGTCACATCTGCCATTCCCCCCGCGGTCATACCTACGGCACCGCCGAGCGCCCCGCCTGCGATAGTTCCGCGAACACGAGACTTCCGGGGCAGCTCTCGGCTCTTGGCGTAGCCAAGCGCAGCTCCGCCCACCACGCCGGTTAGGGCCCCAACTGGGGCCCAGGCTGCAGACTTTTCGAAATCCTCCCAGAGTGGGTGGCCTTCCAAAAGAGATTCGTATGCTGCGAGTTTGTCCACGGTGGTCCTCAGTAGCGGCTATGCCGATCGATGCGATCCAGGCGATTGCGGAGCTCATGGTGGCGATCTTCCGCCCGCTGCTCCTTGTAGAACTCGTTCAACTCCCGCTGGTGCTGCTTGGTATCGAGCTGCCGGCGGACGGCCCCCAGGGTGGCCCGGTCGTAGTTGTTGTTGCGGACGATGCTCTTGGCCGCCCGGATGTGGCTCTCATCTTGGGCAGACAGCCCGGCGCCAACCAGGGCCCCACCGAGGCCACCGAGGACTCCCCCGATCACAGCGTTGGGTGCCGCACGCCGTGACGGTCCGCTCAGGGCCGCGCCGAGCGCCCCGATGCCGCCCCCAACAAGGCCGCCCACCAGGGAGGCCTTACCCATGGGGGTAGCCTTCTCCTTGGCCTTGGCCTTGGCGTACCGAGAGTACTGACGCTTCCGAACGCCGTACGGGATTGCAGCTTCTGATACATCCGGCTCTTGGGCGCCGAAAATGCGTGCGAGCTTGTCCATGGGGGCGGCTCCCTGTTTCGCCAAGAAGGACTCCGCGTCCCTGCGGTGGTTCTTGTACTGCCGAGAGCGCCACCGGTGGCGCAGGGTGCCCGGAGGAGTTTCAGCGAGCTGCTGCTTCTTCTCCATCTCCATCTTCCGGAAGGAGTCGTACGCCTGCCGGACCTCGGCAGGCGTCATGTTTCCGATCTCGATGAGCTGCGGGGCCACTGCGGCCTCCTACACGGTGTATTTCTTGAGGCTCTTGAGGCCGGTGATGACGTCCTCAAGTGCGAACAGCGCACGGACCGCTGCGGTCTTGGGGATGGACTGCAGGCCGACCTGCGCCGCGAGGACTACTCCCGCCAGCTTCGTGGACGCATCCTCGAGCTGGGGCAGGAACTCCACGAAGGTGTCCACGTTCTCGGGGTTCAGGAAGTTGAGCGCGAGGACAGCATCCACGGACGCGGTGTCCACCATGGCGGAGGCCCGCTTGTCAAAGGAGATGGCGCTGATCTCCTTGATCAGGTTGACCCGCTTGGGGATCTGCACGTCGAGCATGTCCACCGCGGCTTCCTTCGCCGCCTCGACCTGGTACTCATCCCGACTCGAGAGCGGCTGGAGCCCGAAGAGGCGAACCGCCTCTCCCGATGCTGCGGCCTTCTCGAAGATCGCAGTGGTGAGATTCTGCGGCATGCCCGCCGCAGCCAACCAGAAGGCCCCGTCCACCCAGTCATGCTCCCCGGAGCCGAGCTTGTCGAAAACCGGACCGTCAAGCCGACAGCCGCCCTGCCAGGCGCGGATCTCCACCATCGTGGGGTACGCGTTGGCCTGCGCCGCCTTCATGAGCTCGGGCCCCGCGGTGAGCTGCACCGGGTTGTCCAGAGGGAGGAACTTGTAGTCGGCAGGGATTGCGATCTCGGTAGGAGATGACGCGACCGGAGACGCCAGGCCCTCCGAGGGGATGATCCGGATGTCCTGTCGGTTCATGTCCTGCGCTGCGAAGTACCCACGACCCTCCACCGTGACCTTGGTGAGGATCGTGTAGGGCACGGTGGCGACGATCGCCTTCTCGTTGACCTTCACGAAGACGCCGAAGCCTCGGACTTCAGGCTTCTGGGGCAGCGGCAGGTTGTGGCTCACCCCCACGAGAGATCCCACGATCTCCGGCTGCACCGAATACTGACTCCCGTTGGTGAAGAGCTTCATCGGAGTCGGCTGACCCGCAACCGGGTCGAACAGCGTGGGGAGCACAAAACCCACCACCTGCTTCCCGGTGGAGGCGTCAGTGACCTTGTAGATGCCGAACTGACTCACCGGAACCGCCTGCTCCTGCAGAGGGTCGGGCGCAGCCTGGACGTTGGTGACGGTAGCCGCTCCCTGCTGGTCAGCGGCCTGCAGCATCTCCGGAGGGAGCGCCTGCTGGGCCTGCTGAGCCGTCACCTTGGTCTCCTGCGGGGCCATGCCCTGTGGGGCAGCAGAGACCTTGATGACGTAGCCGTAGCCGTCTGGCCGCACCTGTACGACATCGGTACCCGGACGGAAGGCGGAACGAGCAGCAGAGGCCAGCTTCTCCGAGCTGGTGATGGGGCGCTCAGTGAGCCGGGCGAGACAGGCCATCACCGAGGCGTTCTTCTCGATGAGCCGGCGAACCTTGGGGTCTGCGAACTCCTGGTTGAACGCGCCGAAGTCGCTCTCGTTGAGCGTACCTGAGATGGCCTGACAGAGAGACCCTCCAGAATGCGTGGTCACGGGCTTCTCCTACTCAGGATTTCTTGGGGTATTCCTGATCGATCGTATCGACCAGCTTGAGGAACTTGGCAGTCCGAGATGTTTCGGCCGCACGGATCGCCGCAAGTGCAGTGTCTTTCGAGACCTTTCCCCGAGTCAAATCTCTGGCCGCCTGGCTGGCATACTGCTTCCGCAGCTTCAATTCACTGAGCGCCGGATCGATGGCCGAACTTGTCTTGACCTGGTCTCGCTCCACCCGGGAGTAGTCATCGCAGACACCCTCTGGAGTTGCCCCGAAGGAGAACTGTTCGCAGTACCCGCCCCCGGAAGCGATGGCCCGGTAGAAGCGGCAGTCCTCGCACTTCTCATCCCTCGACGAGATCGGGGTGTACCCCGGGGCGTCGGATGCCGCAGCCAGCTTGGGGTAGAACGGGAGCATCAGCGCATGCCGGCGATGGGACTGGGCTTGAGGTAGCGGTAGCCCTTCTTGGCCTTCTCGAAGACCATGAACAGGCCGGGGGAAGGGAGTCCGCTGCGTGCAGCCCGGATCTCCTCGCGCATCCCACCGCTGAGCATGCTGCGGAGCTTCTGCTGGTCCGAGACCTTCTCGAGCTTCTTCGCCATGCTCCGAGGTACGGCCATCACGAACTTCGTGCCGGGCACCTGGTAGAAGGCGAGGGAAGCCACCGTGGCCCCGCTCTTCAGAGGAAGCCGCTGGCTCCCCACTACTGCAGAAGCCGGGACCATGTTCGAGGAGCTGAAACTGAGGGTGACGGAACCTTCCTTCTTGAGAAGGCCCATCTCCCTACGCGCCGCATCTCGCTTCTTCCGCCGCCAGTTCTGGACTCCCTGATTGGCGGCGGTGATGGCCGCACCCGTTCCAGTACCAACAAGAGCGCCACCGAGGCCGGCTCCAAGCCGCTGCTGGATGCCCTTCTTGTCCCATTTGGCCTTCGATGCTCCCATCGCCCTGAGCGCCCCGAGACCGGCACCAACCCCGATAGGGATGGTGGACTGACGAACGGCCCCTTCGACCCTCTCCTTCCCGGAGAGCCCGCGCTGGTATTTGTCGAGCTTCTTCGTCCGCTTGAGCTCCGCCATCTGCTGGAGCTGGTCGGCACTCATGTTCTCGTAGTTCGGCGCCCCCGCAGACTTGTGGAGGCCAAAGCCCTGACGCTGCTGGTAGGGCGGGTGCAGCTGGTCGATCAGAGACTTCTGCCCAGACGGACGCTTGGCCGGACCGTCGAAGATGGCCGGGCTGGTGAGCGCAGACTGCACACGCTCCGCGGTCAGGGGGAACGCGTTCCCCGCGACCTCGAATACGTGGAAGGGCTGCAGCTGTCGGTCCGAGATGATGATCGGAATCCGGAGCATGTTCTCAGGATTCTTCGACTCGGTCGCCGCAGCGGGATCACTCTTCGGCAGCAGCATGGCGTGCCCGAATGCGAATCCGGCCTCCGGCTCCATGCGCTGGATGTCAATGTTGACTTCGAACTGGCTGAGGAACGGGAGCTGCTGGTGCAGGTTCGACAGCACATGCGCAGGCCACTTCGTCTCGTCGTCCGGCATCTTGGCGATGGACGCCGCCTTCTCGAAGAAGGAATGCGGGTCGACCTCGGGAAGGAAGAGGGCAGTCATCGAGGTGCTCCTACAGGACGGCTGAACTGGTGCCGGCGCGCGTAGCCAGGTTCGCCTGCCTCGTAACCTCCAAACAAGAGGTGATGTTCGCAGGCACGGGTGAACCCATACTACTCGCTCTCGAGCGTGGAGGAAAGGAAGGGCTCCCCTGTGATCTCTGATGCGGCGAGCTCGCCCAAGAAGACCGCCGTGTCCGGGGTAGGGACCCCCAGAGCGTTCAGGCCTGCTTGGATCTCAGCGAGAGACTTGGAGAGGGCGGAGAGGAAGGAACTGCCCCGGAGGACCGGCTCACTATTGCCGGTGTCTACGTCCTTGGCGATCCTGATCTTCTCAGCAGTCTCGAGGAGCGCCGCTCCCTGGCGGGAGATCCCGAACGTCAGGCTCTCGGCTGACACCGGGGCCATCTCGTCGTCGTAGACCCGGAAGTCCACTACTCGCGCTGCGGGGTCCGGTGCGTCGGGCCTCCGCACAGGGATCGTGATGGGCAGAGGCGCGAGGGCACCTGCCGCAAGGAGTGTCACCTTGGTCGAGACATCCTTCAGAGGAGGCCGGTCTACCGGCTCATCGAGCTCCAGTCGGGTCCCCTCGGTAGCCCCCATCTGCAGGCGGAGCGTAGAGCTGGGGGAATCCACATACTGGCGTACTTGGTGCTCGTACTGAGCTGTCAGCTCTCCATCTCGATCATCTTCTCTGTGGAGGTTTCGCCAGGAAATCTTCCCGCCGAATGTCTCCACCTCCCAGTTCTCCGCCAGGGTGAGTACCTGGTTCTGCTGGGGGTTGAAGATGGTCCGAGCCAGCGGAGTGCTGCGGATCTCTACGATGCCCCCACGCCGGATCACCACCCCGTTCTGATCTCGAGAGAGCGCGGCGATATCCCCCGGGTTCAAGTAGGGGCGACCGGAATGGAAAGAGCCCGCTTTGCGCGCATCCTCTGTCGTCGGATCCATGGTGTACGCGTACCCGACGAGGAACTTCTGCGACCCGTCTGACGGTACGGCCACGTACACCCGAGCACCGACCTCAGGCATGGCATGGATGCCTTCCCCCAACGCGCCCATGAACAGCGATGACACCAGAACAGGAGTGAACTCCTTCGGTGGGTCATCGCCGATCACGCGGCAGATCCAGCGGTCGGGGTCCACCTCGACCACTCGGCCGAGGTGGATCTGCGCTGAGACCGCCCGGGTTGGCGTGGCGGGACTCTCCATCTACTTCTGGCCACCGCCGAGGACGCGGTAGCCTCCGTAGCCGGCGGCACCCACTCCAGCAGCGCCCGCGGCACCGAGGGCTGCCTGGCCGCCGCCGGTCTGGAGGGCGCGACCAACGTGCATCTGGGCGCGGCTCCCGAGCCACTTGAGCTGATCTCCTGCGCCCATGCCCTTGTTCATCTTCCAGCCGCCACGGACGAACTTACCCCCCTCTCGGGTGCCCCCCACCCGAGTTCCGACAGTCTTCGCTCCCTTCATGCCAGAGCGGAACAACCCCTTCCCGAACTCCTGCAGGGCCTTGATGCCCGCCTCCTTCTCCATCTGGTCGAAGGCGAGAAGGTACGGGCCCGGCATGTAGCCCTCAGAAGTGCCGTATGCGTCGATGATCGCCTCGGCGGTCTTCTCTGCGTCGAGGCGTGCGAGAGCGGCTTCGTAGGCGGCGATCTTGTTCATGGTCATTTCCCGAAGAATGAGAACCTGGAGGGTGGCGAGGCCGGGGCCTTCTTTTGGGGCGCAGGCCGCGAGACAGGAAGTGGCTTGGGGGCCGACTTGGGCATTGTAGCGGGGGACGGCGGAGTGAGCCCGAAGGAAGCACCGTGGGCAGCTCCGGGGATGGGGTGGCCGTGGATGTCAGAGACCCAGTTCTGGGCCCCTCCTTCCACGTACGTCTCCTTCAGCCGCTGGAAGTTGAGCCGCGCCATCCAGTCCTCTGACCCTGCCAGCGGAGCCTGGTTGAGGGGCTTGAGCGTGGGGCTGTGGGTGATCTCCTTCCTGCCTGCCCGGCGCAGGTCTTTGTTCAGGTTCTCGACCTCACTCAGAGGGAGCATCTGCCCGCGCAGGATGTTGGGGGCGTCACCGGGGTTGTTCACCTTGGTGAGATCGGTCATCGCCCGGATCACCGTCTCGATGTTGCGCCTCCGCTCGTTCCCTGTGGTCTCCACGTAGAGGCTGTTCAGGTTCTCCGTCAGGTGGTTCCGAACCGCACCCATGCTCTTTGTGATCTCGAGGATGTGGTTCGGGTTCTTCCTGCCTGTGGAGAGGGCCTCCGCCTTCTTCACTTCCGCGCCTACCCGAATCTTGGGGAGGAGCTGGTTGGTGTGCGGGACCGTGTGCTGCTTCCCAGTGATCGTCACGATCTTTCCACCCAGGGCGTCGCTCATGATCTTCTCTACGCGGCCCGACACGGTCGCCAGCGTCGCCTCACCGCGCAGCTTCTTCGGGACCTTGAGGAGGTCTTCCGCCGCGGTGAAGTAGTCTCCGACATCTCCCGCACCGCCCACACCACCTGTGTGGAACGTCCGCATCTGCATCTGGGTGATGGGCTCTCCGAGGGCGTGCCCCGCGATGACCCCGACGTTGGTGCCGACCTTGTAGTTCTTCCCGCGCTCGCTCAGCCCGTAGCAGGTGGCGCAGATCCCCTTCACTTCCTTGCAGGCCAGGGGAGACCGGACCAGCACCTTCTTGGGGCCCGAGTTCTTGAGGCGCGTGCGGAGGGGCTCAGTGATGAGCGTGCCCTTCTTGAGGGAATCGCCGCCCTTCAGGGGGACATCAGCAGCCAGGTAGCGGCCGCCAACATCTGCATCCGTCACGGGGAGGAGGGTGCCCTTCGTGGTGCCACAGTCTTCCGACTTGATCGTCTGGTCGATGACCGTGTTGATAAGCTCCTTGGTGAGCGCGCCAGGCTTCGCCGTCGCGCTCGCGCGGTCGATGGTTCCCTTCCGCGCTCCATGCAGGGATGCCCAATACTGGGAGATGGGGAGGCCTTCTCCGAACGACTTCACGATCGGGAACGGGACCTCCTTGTTCATCGGATCTTGGACCAAGATCGGGCCCATCACGAGCTGGCCGAACTGGTTCCAGTTGCCCTTCGCCCCGCTCTGCGCCCAGTCCCACATGCGGTTGCTGTCCGTGCGGTTGTACCGAGCGGTGCCGACCTCACGGAGCTCTGTCTGCGCCTTGCGGTACAGGTTGACGATCTTCTGGTCCTTCTCCTTCTGGCTGCCGGAGCCCTTGCGGATCTCCCGCTCCTTCACCTGGTACTTCTTGAGGCGCTCATCTCGGAGCTTGAAGCCGTCATGGAAGTCGTTGAGGCTGACGCTCGACCCGTTCTTGTAGGCCAGATTGTGCCCCAGCGTCTTCCACTGATCGATCATCGAGGCGAACTCACCTGGGTGCGCTCGAGCGACCCGCGTAGCGAGACCCTTCATCTTCCCCTTGGCCATGCGGAAGCTGGGGTCATGCAGGAGCTCGGCATCTCCCTTGAACTCCGCGGGGAGCGTCTTGTTCAGCGCCAGGCGGCCCGGGGTGGTGGGCTTCGTCATCCCCTTGACTGAGATCACATCGTAGGACTTCAGCTTGCCCTGCTTCATGAGTTTGAGGGCCTCCTCCTGCGTGAAGGATCCGGACTTCTTCTTCCCCCAGCGGGTCGCCTGGTAGATCCCCAGGACGCCATCTTGGCTCGGGGCGACCATCAGGTTGCCAGAAGTGGGCGAGAAGAGATTCTTCGAGGGGAGCATGCCCTTCGCCTCTTCCACCGCCTTGTCTGAGATCGGGACGTACATGGCCATGGTGTCCCCATCGAAGTCAGCGTTGAAGCCTCCGACGACCAGGGGATGGATCTTGATGGAGCGGCCCTCTACGATCTTCGGGCGGAAGGCCATCATCGAGAACATGTGAAGGGCGGGGTCCCGCTTCATGATCGCGGGACGGTCCTTCACCACGCGGGCCAGCGCCTCGTTGGCGGCGGGGTGGTTCTTCTTGATCATCTCCCGCGCCTCTCGTGGAGTACGCGCGCGCCCCATGCGGCGCCAGAGCTCCCGGATGACGAACGGCTTGTACATCTCCATGGCCATGGAGCGGGGGACCCCGACCTCATCCAGCGGGAGGTCTGGATCTGGTGTGATCACAGAGCGACCAGAGAGATCCTGACGCTTGCCGAGTACGCCCGTCTGGAAGAACGAATATTTCGGCTGGCTGCTCGCCCCCGAAAGCTTGTCCATCAGACTCGGGAGCTGCTTGCCCTCGAGCGTCATCCCGGTTGTGCGCAGCGCCTTGACGGTCGTGTAGATCTCCGCCTGGAGCTTCTGGATGTCCCCCACCGGCAGACGCTCCTTCTCCGCGTTCTTGAGCTGCCTCACCATAGACCCGGTGATGGCGTACATCTGGTTGACGGGGTCGATGATCTGCGTGCCGTCAAAGCCGATGCTCACCTTCCGGAGCTGCGGAGGAAGCACCGGGATCACACGGTTGGTGTACGCGTCGATCGGCTTCAGCTTCAGCTTCTTCAGGGCGCGGAGATAGCGAACACGCTTGTACTCCACGTTGAGCTTGCCCTTCTTCGCATCCGTCAGGGACTTCTCGCTCTTCTTGAGCTCAGTGTCCACGTTCAACGCGCGGAGCTTCTCCTCGATGATCGTGAAGCCGGACTTGCGACCCTGCGCACCGGACTCGGACAGGAGCTTCCGGAACTCGGGCTTCTTCATCCGGAGCAGCAGCCGGACAGGCTCTTCGAAGACCGGGTTGGGCACGCGCATGCCCAGGTCCATGTGACTCCACTTCCGGCCGTCAAGCCCTCCGGTCTTGCCGCGGTCAAAGAGGCCGCCCCGCTCCTCTCGAGTCAGCGAGCCCTTGGCCGCGAGCGTCTTCTCTGGGAGGGTGAGCTGACCACTGCTCTGGGCAACGGCCTGGGCATCCGTCATGGGCATGAGGCTGTACTTTCCACCCTTCTCGGATGTACTCACCCCCATCGCACGGAGGTAGTGCTGGAAGTGGACCATGGAGCGGGGGACCTTCGGGGGCGGCGGGCGCTCTCCCCGCATGATCCGCAGCCACACATCCTCGGCCTGCTCTCGGTCAGACTTGTAGGTCTGCATCTCCCGAAGGTTGTGTACAGCTCCGTGAGCCAGCATGGAGTACAGATCCAGGCCACCAATGCGCTGGCCTCCCTGCCCGACGCCAGAGCCCTGAGCTGCCTCCCCAGTGGGACGGTACTTGTACCCGAATCCACCAGCGCGAGCCGTGACCTTCTTCTCCGCCTGATGGTCCAGCTTCAGCGTGTACTGGAACCCCGTGAAGATCTGACCGAGGCTCTCCCCCGTCTCCGGATCGAAGAGCTCTTCGGTGTCCGAGAGCTTGTGCTTCTTGAGCTCGTCCTTCACGAACTGGCTGTAGTCCTTGTCCGGGTCGAAGTTCTCAACCAGGAAGGGCTTGCCCGTCTTCTTCGCGATCTTGCCCGCTGCGGTCTCGAGGACCTGTCCGACGTTCATGCGTGAGGGGATGCCCGCCGGGCTGTGGAGAACCTCGACGTGCTTCCCGCTCTTGTCCCGCGGCATCTGGTCATCGGGGAGGATCTTGGTGACGATGCCCTTGTTGCCATGTCGACCTGAGAGCTTGTCCCCGATCTCCATCGTCTGCTCAGTCCGGACGTAGACCGCCAGCTTCTTCCCGGTGTTCACCACGCGAACGACTGTGCCGCCGTACTCGTGATCCCAGATCTCAGCGGCATCGACGTAGTCCCGGATCGCCTTCTTCAGCGCGGCCTTGACTACCTGGGTCTCCTTGGTGTTGTCCTGCTTGCGCAGCTTCGCGATCAGGACATCTCCGGGCTGAACCCGGGTCCCCTTCTTGATCACGCCATTCTCATCCAGCTTCCGAAGCGCCTCAGGAGTGGCCTTGATCGCCCCAGCGTACTGCCGCCACAGCTTCCGGTTCACCACCACGTTCGGCGTCATCTCGACTTCGACGCTGTGCAGGTGACTGGACACCAGGCTGGACGCGGCACTCTCCGAGATGACGATGCCATCCTCGAAGTTCAGGCCCTTGTACGGGATGTAGGCCACACGCAGGTTGGTACCCAGGGCCAGGGTGCCCTTGTGGGTGAAGTTGGAGTCCGCGATGACCTGGCCGCGCTTGACCTTGTCCCCCACCTCTACCAGAGGGGTGGAGTGCATCATGTGCTTCGCGCCGTTCAGCGGGTAGTGATCGTACAGGGGGTACTTCGAGGCCTTGCCGTCCGGGCCCTTCACCACGATGGCCTTCTTGGAGACAGAGGAGACCGTCCCATCCGTGACCGCTGTGATAGCGGCCATGGCGCCCACCAGGCGCTCGTAGGAGGCCTTCCCCTTCTGGACTGACTGTACCAGTGGGGCCTCCCGCTTCTGGAGCCCCACGGCCTGCTCCTGGTGCTTGGCGGCCATCATCGCACGGTTGCCGTTGTCGTTCTGGATGAACGGCACCAGGTTGGCGCTGATCGCGAAGAGGTTCCGAGCCGAGGGGAGCACGTACTGGACCTGATTCCATGGGCGCTTGGAGGTGTTGCGCTCGTCGTCGTAGACAACGACATTCGAGAACCGAGGCTTCAGGCTGTACGTGCCGTCGGCCTTCTTCGTGACCTTGACCTGGTCTGGGTAAGCGACCACCGCGTTCTCGAGCTCGGCGGCGCTCTTCTCTTCGACCCGACGGGTCTTCACGTTGATGACCTGCGCCATCAGCCGGTGGCCCTTCTTCTTGGCGCCGAGAGGTACATGGAGGACTACGCCAGTGGCGGAGTTCTCAGGGGTCTGAAGCGGATCGAGGAGCCCGAGGTGACTCGGGTTGATCAGCTTGTCCTGCATCATGTTGACGTTGTCGCCCTTGATGCCGCCGAACTCCGCTCCGAGGATCGTGGTCTTCGTGTGGTTCGAGACGAACTGCAGGGGGTTCGTCTGGGTGGGGAGCTGTCCCGCCTTGAACTTCGACAGGATGGCCGCGCCGTACCCCACGCCAGGTGCGGGGATGATCTCCGAGATGCGATCGCGGCGATCGACGTTGTTGCGAATCTTCCGCTGCAACGAGTAGATGTTGGCGCCCTTCGTCAGATGCTCGTGGATGAAATCCTCGGCCCCGAAGAGGCGCTTGTTCGAGAGGGACTGTCGATCGTCCTCCTTCACGCGACCCTTGCTGATCCCCACCAGCTTCGCCGCGGAGAGGAGCAGGGCCTCCCCGGAGATCTTCTCGAACTTCTTGCCCAGCGCGGACTGCATCGTGTCGGCGCTGACTTCGGCTCCCTCAAACACCTGCTTGGCGAACTGGGCAGCCTCTGCTGGGGGCGGGGGCTTGTAGTCCTGAGACTTCTTCCGGTTCTCGATCGCCTTGTGGAACCGCTGCAGGGTTCCGGGCTTTGCCGCAGCCCTGTTGGCCTCGAAGATCTTCTCTCCGAACTTGGACTTCATCTGCTCATCGCTGATGCCCATGGCCTTGAGCACCGGGTAGATCGCGATCTTCACGGTGGACGCATCCCCGCTCTTCACGATCAGGTGCATGCGCCCGACCTTCTTCGGGTCCTTCCGCTCGATGAAGATCTTGAAGGACCCGATCTTTGACCCAGCAGCGACATTCCACTTCGCGAGGAGGTCGCCGTTGCTGGCCTCTGCGTGGTAGGCACCGGGGTTCAGCCGAAACACCCCATCGAACTGCCGCTCGCTGCCTGCTACGATGTAGCTGTACCGAGTGGTGATCTTGGGCAGAGTGCCGATCGTCCGGGTCTTCTCGTCCAGAACCTTCTTGGTCTCGATGTCCACCAGGCGGAACTTCGCCTTGATGTCCGGTCCCCAGGTCTTCCCCGTCAGTCGCGCGCCCGCCTGGGACTCGTAGTTGGCCGAACTGAACTTCGGCCCTTCCTCAATGACGAGAGAGAGGAGCTCCAGGCGGTGCTTCCTGCCCTCAATCGGAAAGTGAGAGGAGATCGCCTCTTTGGTCTTCTGGACCAGGGAGCGGTGGGCTGCTTCAGGGTTCAGATTGGACACCTAAATACTCCACAGATCGAGGCCATAAGTATAACAGTCGGCAAGTAGCGCCGACGCTGGAGCAGCACATGATCAAGCAGCAGCGTACCAAGACCGATCCCGACCCCCAGCCCATCGAGCCGGAGTGGCCCGATGATTGGGGAGGGCTCTGAGATGCTGACGTGGGCCTTCTGGGCGGCAGTGATTGCTGCCGCCGTGAGAACATCGTCTGACGTCTTCGAGGATCACATCGAGGACTTGGACGATGCCCAGGATGGGTAGGAGGCCCCGGGAGAGTGTCCTTCGAGGTCGGCGTGATGCCGGCCTCGAGGGGCTTTCTCTCCGTCCTCCCGAGATTTCTATAGCCCCTCGAACCGCAGAAGAGGACATCCTCGCAGCATACTGCCCGATCGTAGAGGGACGCTGTGGGGACATGGACTGCAAGGGCTGCCCAGAGTTGAAGGAGGAAGTACCCGATGCCCTGTGGTTGTGCTCTGCCTGCGCGGGGGCCCTACCGGCTCTCCCCTTTTGGGGCGCAGGAGAATGTGCTGGCTGCGGAGACTACTCGAGTTTCCTGCTGGCGGTGATGCCGTGACCCCCAGCTACTACTGTGAGTACTGCGGAGCTCACATTGTGCGGCGGGAGGCCGCCCTCTGTCTCTCCCGACACCGGATTTTCCGACGGGCCGTGCGGTGGACCGCAGAAGTAGAGACGTTCACTACGGGAGATCACGAAGTCATGTTCCATGAGGCGTGCTTCGTGGAACATGCCCCCAAGATCTTGGGGGCTCTGCTGGAAGGAATCCAGATCTCAAAGCCTCGCAAGTGGGCGATCAACCCACCGCAGTGGGATTAGCCGACCTGGCGTCCCGCACTGGCCTGCGGAGTTCCATTCGGAGCAGGATTCGACATCGCGTTTGTCGGATCCTGCTTCGACCCCGTCTCATTCATTAGCTGGACTACCAGCTGGTAGAGCGCGGGGTTGGAGGTCTGCATCTGCGCAAGAGACTGGAACATCGCCTCCTCACCCTGCTCAGCCTTCACGGTGCGCAGGAATGCCGCGGCTCGCTGCGCGATGTACCGGAGGTCTACGCCTCCTCCACCGGGCTGTACCTGTGACTGCATTCCCGCCATCGCTGCCGGCATGCCCGTGGCGTTGGGGTTCTGTGCGTTCTCGTCGTACGCCGTGGCCCCTTCTGGGAGACCTGCAGTCTGCTGGGCCTGATCTCCGCCCTGCTGAGGCTGCTGTGAAGGCTGCTGTGGAGGCTGCGCGGGCTGCTGTGGGGGAGGCTGCCCCGGAGCTCCGCCCTGCATGGCCGCCTGAGCCTGCATCTGCTCCTGCTGCATCTCCATCTGTACCTTGGCCTGGGAGCGCATCTGGAGCTCCTGGGCCTTGGTCTGGTAGCGGGATCCACGCAGCTGGGCTTCGCCCTGGATGTCGGCAGAAGCCACCTGCATCTTGCGGTTGGCCTGGAGCTGCGTCGCGATCTCGTCTTCCATGCGCTCGGTCTCGAGGTCGAAGTTCTCTCCGACCTCCTCCATGAGCCGGCGGTTGCTGATCTTCTGTGCCTGGTTGAGCTGCAGGTAGAACATGCTCCTCTGGAGATCGTCGGCCATGCGGAACTTGTCGAACCGCGCAGGGACCTTCGGCCAGTCCATGAAGGAGAAGATCTTCCCGAGGATGAACTCATTCACGAGCTCATGCCGCTGCATGTTGAAGCCCAGGAACATGTTCTCCAGGGCACGGAGAGAGGTACTCGACCCACTCCACTGGAGGCCGCCGAAGATGAACTCTACGGGGATGCCGGCACCGGCCAGCATCTGCTCCGCGAGGAGTCGCATCTCCTGGTAGAGCAGGAGGGAGCGCCCCTGGCCGCCGATCTGCTGGAAGCCGACGTTCACCGGAAGGACAGGGATGTAGTTGTGGTCCCGCTTCCACATGTTGATCTCTTCATCAACACGCTTCTTCCAGTTCGTCAGGTTGTACGCGCCGTACGGCCCCTCGTTACCTCCCGTGCTCTGGCCCGGGAAGAGAATGCGGAGGGGGACGATGCTCTCCTGGAGGACTGCCTCGTTCGCCTTCTTCATCACCTGCAGGTAGTACGCATCCTTCAGCAGCGGGTAGATCAGGGGGGTTCCCCACCCCTGGTCCTTCTGCGCGATGGTCGGACGCTTCAGGTGGTACAGGTTGTCCTTCGAGAAGAGCAGAGACTTCCGACGCCGCGCCGCCTCGAGGAACTCGATGGGCAGCGTCTCGATGGTGTCCTTGTCCCCCAGCTTGATGTCATTGAGCACCGCACGGGGGAGCTTGAAGAAGTACTTCGTCTCCCCTGTGATCTCGTTGTGCTTGATCGTGATGTTCTCGGGGTTCCAGCGGACCAGTTTGATCTGCCGGAAGCTCCGCATGTAGACGTCGTGCTGCTTGGCGTAGCCGACGTGCCCACACTTGCACTTCTTGAGGTAGAAACGGGAGTTGCGCCAGGTGTAGCGGAAGCGGTTCGTCTTCGCCCGGTACCGGGCCTTGCAGCTCGAGCAGATGAGGTACTTCTCGAACGGCAGGAACACCGAGACGAAGGCGTTGCCGTACACGAAGTAGTCCAGGCCCACCTCGACCTGGAACGAGCGCAGCTTGAGCTGCCCCTCGACCTTGCGTCCGAGCTTCTGGAGCTCCGGGTCCTCTGTCTCGAACACCAGAGGGGTGACCGGGTACTCGGCCATCTTGGAGCAGGCGGCGTTGATGACCGGATTCGTGAGGAAGTAGTACCGACACCACTTGTGCAGCTGGTGCTGGTTCGTCGGGAGGAACTGCTGCGCGATGTCGAAGAAGGGGGACGGGTATTGGATACCGAATCCACGGCTCCCGTCCACACTGGCGCGACGCGGATTGAACCGACTGAGCTCGCCTGAGACCGACATCTACTCCCCCTGCCCGAAGGCCCGATCTACCAACTGCCCGCCCGCACCTGCAGCATCTGCGGCTACGCCCTCTCCTGCTGCGAGTACGCCGCCAGCGGCCAGCGGCAGCAGCCCCTTCTGGGAGAGCATCGACCTATCCCCTGTGAGGGGGATCTGGTTACCGCGGAACGTCTTCGGCAGCTTAGCCCGGAGGCTCTTGGGGATGAAGTTCCCGGCGTCCATCCCAGTGCCTCGACCCATGAACATGTGTCCCAGCCCAATGGCGGTGCCTGCCCCAGCAGCACCACGGGCCAGGCGCTCTCCTACCCCACGCTTACGCCCCGTCTCGGGATCGTGCGACTCGAGGCCTCCTGCCACTCCTCCGACGGTCCCGAGGCCCACGTTAGCAGACCTCTCTCCGGGCATGTACGTCGTCAGGCCCGCCGCCGGCTTGAGCTTCTGGGCGCTACCAGCCTGGCCGATCTCGTCGTAGAGTGCGCGCAACTGACTCTCCGGAATCCGCTCCCCAGCGTCCAACCTGCCCTGAGTCTCCTTGACCCGCTGTGCCAGCGCCTTGTTCAGCTTTAGGCCCTCTTTGCTGCGCTCTCCGACGCCGAGGATGTTCTGCCGCCGCAAGAACCCTGGGTCCTTCTGAGTGAGCACGTCATGCTGGAGGAGTCGCCCATCTCCGGCACTGCGGAACGTGTCCTTGTACATGCCGACCCGCTTCGACGCAGCGTCCGATGCCCCAGCTCCAGAGGTGATGTCTGTCCTTCCAGACTTCCACCCGCGCGCGAGACTCTTACCCGGCTTCGTCACCAGCTCTTTGGCGTGCCGAAAGAACTTCCCGGCTGCCTGCGGGTTCTTCGCAGCCAGCGCCGCGGTCAGGCCTCCCATGGCGAGGGTTCCGACTCCTGCGTGCCGCTTCAGAGAGCTACGTGCGCGACTGACGACCCCACCGCGATCTTCCTCCTTGGCAGCCGGTGCGGGCATTTCTGAGAGCTTCTGCATCTCGTCTACGAAGGCGGCCAGGGATTCCGGGGTCATACGGCCTCCTGTCGGCTCAGCTGCGCCCGGCGGTGCATCATGTACTCCAATCCGGTCACGATCTTGGCGGTACAGATATCCGCCTGGGTCTCGCGGAGTACCGTAGCAGGCTTTGTCAGGTAGTCCATGAGCCGCTTCTGGACGGGGAGCGTCTTGAACTTCTCGATGACCCGCACCTTGGATCCGTCGTACTTCTTGCTGAGCTCTTCGTCCGGTTCGAGCTTGAGCAGAGAGTCCGCGTCGTACCGATCCGTGCAGTAGCTGCAGAGGCCGTCCACCTGCGGCTCCTCCTCATTGTCACACTCACCGCAAACCTGGGTGAGTCCAGAGATGAGGGGGTTGACGAAGGTGAGGGGCTCTGGGACGAACCAGATTCCCGCCTCCGAGAGCTGGGCCGCGATGTACCGCCGCACCTCGTCGCTGAACTCCGGGACCTCCGAGAGCGTCCCCAGCTCTTTCCGGATGCTGGCAGCGATGTCCACCGCCACCATCATCTGTCCGACGCTCTGATCTTGGATGGCACCTGCCGAGGGGAGGTTGTTGTTCAACGCCTGGGACAAGAAGTGGAAGGTCTCCCACTCCAGCCAGAAGTTGTCGCGGTTCGCGACGGTCAGGGCCGCCAGGATCTTCACGAAGTTCACGCGAGATACGGTGGCCTCAGTGGCGTCTTCGATCGACCTCTTCACGACCGTGGGCTCCCACTCCAGCACCTCTGCCCCAAACAGGCGGAGGCAGGCACGGAGTAGGACCAGGGGGTGAGCTTGCTCATCCCGGAAGAGCTGCAGATCAGTTGCCGCCATCGTTGCTGTCTCGGGACTGGGAGGCGAGGCGGGCCATGAGCTTCTGCTGCTCGGGAGGCATGGCCTTGAAGGTGCCGATCGGGTCCTTCTTGAACCGGTCGCAGACCGCGTCCGTGAAGACCTTGCCACTGGTGGCGTTGAACGCGCTGCTGCCGGAGTAGCTCTTCAGCATGCGCTCGTTGACGTAGTCGCCGCCCTGGATCCAGGAGAACTCGGCCTCCTTCGTGGCCCCGTAGACCGCGAGAACTGGATCGGGGAGACGCGCGCCGTAGCGGCCAGTCACACCCGCCTGCTCGTCCAGGAGGAACATCGCCTCAACGACATCCTCGGTGTCCATCGCCGCGGCCATCTTCGAGAGGCGGAGGTACCCCTCTCGCGTGTCCTCACGGGTAGTGAACTCCCGCCGCGCCTGTGCGACCTTGGAGAAGCGCGGGCTGAGCTCCGTGCCGCTGTACTGGAAGATGTGATCTGGCACCGTGGCCCCCGTGAGGGACGCCATCTTCACCAGGTCCACTGCGGCGTCATGCCGATCGTAGGGGTCGAGGTCTGCCCACTCCCGGGTCACCTCCGTCATCACGTCGAAGGCCGATGCCACCTTGCGGATGACGGACGGGGAGGTCGAGGGGCGAGACGGGGCGACGGAGAGGAAGACCCGGCGCTCATCTGCTCCCTCCAGCGGGGCAGAAGCGGCCTTCTCCAGATCTCCGTCTGTGATGACTCCGTAGTGCTGCGCTGCTCGAGTCAGGTTCACCGAGGCGACCTTCATCGCGGTGTCGGGGAGCCCGTGGGTCGCGTTCAGGAGGTACCACTGCGAGACCAGAGTGGAGCCTGCGTCGTAGCAAGCGAACTTCCGGTGCTCCTTCCCTTCGCCGTCCACCAGGATGAGCGCGAAGTCCCGGTCGAGGAGGTCATCCCGCTCCACCCAGGAGGCTTCTTTGAGCAGCGAGGTGGCGAGTGCTGCGAGTTCCGACCGCGAGAACCGCTCGCCCAGGTCATCGTACTGGTCGATCACTTCCATCACTGCACCTCTGCGCCAGATGTAGGGAACATCATACTCTGTCATAACCCTGGTAGCACATCACCAGGGTCTTAGGAGCGTCCATGGGTGACTTCACAAGCCGATATTCAACCCATACCGAGGAGAAGCCAGGGTGCTACGGAGAGGAAGACTACTACGACATCACGGATAGCACTTGCCGGGCTTGCCGGTACAAAGGAACCTGCCGGATCAAGGTCCAGGCAGGGAAATCCGGCCGGAGCAGAGATACCCCGGGGCCAAAGAAGGGGCACCCCACCAACGGGCGGTCAGTTCCGGTCCCCACAGAGGATCCTGACGAGGGGGACACCTTTGTGTCCGCGCTCACGTACAACTCGAGCCTCAACGCCGCTACCGCCATGAGCGAGACGCTGACGCAGGCTCTCAGTGGGATCCCCCGAAAGAGGTATCCCTCGTTCCGGAAGAGGAGAAAGGAGTGACAAGACTGCCTCACCTCGAGGCGGGCGTCGTATACCGGGGCAGGCACCTGTTCCTGCCCCGGTCTGCGGTGTCTTCTGGGATCCTCGAAGGTCTTCTGACCTTCGGGGCCGACCCGGAAGAGCAGCGCCGCGCCCTCATGCGGACTCACAAGTTCCACTACCAGGTCCCGCTGTACACCCTGACGGACAAGCAGGTTGAGGAGCTTGGCTGCGAGGTGGTAGATCTGCGGCCCACTGAGTTCGACAGCATCGACCTCACCGCCAAGCCGGCATTCCAACTACGCGACAACCAAGTAGAGGCATGGGAGGACCTGAAGGCAGCGCACTCAGGCGTCCTGAATCTGGCGTGTGGCCTGGGCAAGACCGTCTTGGCGTGGAACAAGGCCGCCCATGAGAAGGTGTCCACTCTGGTGGTGAGCCCCCAGAGGGCGCACCTGGACAACTGGTTGGGAGAGCTCGACGAGTTCTTCGACTACCGAGGGGAGACTGGCTGGATCCAGGGGAAGAAGTTCGACTACGAAGCTGGGATCTGTCTTTCGACAGTGAACATGCTGGCGCGCAGGGCGCAGACCGGGAGACTCCCTGCGGACTTCTACAGGAAGTTCGGACTGGTGATCTACGATGAGTGCCACATCATGGGCGCGGATTTCTTCTCCCAGGCGTGCGCCGTGGGGGCTGGGATGCGTCTGGGGCTGAGCGCCACGCCAGTGCGGACTGACCGGTGCGAGGGCATCTTCCTGACCAACCTGGGGCCCATCTTCCACTCCAACGTGGAGCAGGACCTCGACCCCACGGTCTACGTGCTCGACATGGGAGTGTTTTTCCGGGAGGACGAGCGAAAGGGGATGCTGGATCGGAATGGGAAGTTCAATGTGGGCCGCGCCCACAAGGTTCTGGCGCAGAACGAAGACCGCAACTCCCTCATCCAACGGCTCTTGGATGAGCTCAAGAAGCGCGGACGGATCGTCTACGCCCTCTCCCATGGCCCCGACCACCTGGAGCACCTGCACGCCCAGAACCCCGGGAGCACAGTGATCCACGGGAAGACGAAGTCGAAGGAGCGCCTGGAACGCCTCAACGGCTCCGACTTGGTCTTCGCCTCTCTCGGGGTGGGGGCCGCGGCGTACAACCGGAAAGACCTGGACACCCTGGTCCTGATGACCCCGTTCGCTGCCAGGTCTCACTCTGCCATCGCCTACGAGCAGAGTGTGGGCCGGGTACTGCGTGCCCTCGACGGAAAGCCGAACCCTCTTGTCTTCCTGCTACTCGATTCCTCGGTGGACACGTTCCGGGGAATGATCCACTCCCTGATCCGCAAATCCCGAGAAAAGGGCTACCGAGTCATAAGGAAGTGGAGATGGGAAGACCTACCATAAGGAGAAAATATCGTGATAGGTAGTACTGCGTTGAGGGCACTCCTTGAGGAGTATTCTCGATGTGACGCCTGTGAACTCCTCTGCGAGAGTCGAGTGCAGCCAGTCTTCGGATCTGGCAGCGTCAGTGCTCGAATCCTCTACGTGGGAGAGGCCCCAGGCATCGAAGATGATGAGGCGGGGTACCCATTCGTGGGACCTGCCGGGAGACTCCTACTTCAGCTCTTCGAGAAGGCGTGGTGGGACAGTCCAGAGCTGGAAGAAGTACGCATGATCGAGGAGAACGACGCCTTCTTCGAGAATCTGCGGAACTACCTCGAGGGCCACATCTTCTTCACCAACGCGGTGATGTGCCGCCCTGAAGACGATCGAACCCCGAGCGCGAAAGAAGTGAAGGCGTGCAGGAATCGCCTGCATCGGACCATCTACGCCATCGACCCCCTGCTCATCATCGCAGGAGGGAAGGTCGCCGCTACGACCCTCCTTGGGAAGAAGGTGGCCATCATGGACAAGCGCGGGGGACTGATGGACATCTCCATCGACTCCCCGAGCACCGGACGTCCGGTGCGGTACGCCATGCTGCCTACACTGAGCCCTGGCTTCCTCCTGCGCAAGGGAGATGGACCCCTTGTGAAAGAGGGGCGAGGCCACACCTACGAGACCATCCGGGATTTGCGCTTTGCGCTGTCCCTCATCAGCCACCACAAGACCCTGATTGGAGGCCACTGATGCCTACCGCTGTTGACGCACTGCTCGAGACGAACGACGAGATTTCCGCCCTGTGGGAGCGGCTGAAGCTGGCCGACTCGGATGCCGTGGACATGCTCCGCGAGCTGGAGGCGAAGAGGCCCGCCCTCGTGAACGAGGCGAAGAAGGAGCTCCGCGAAGGCGGGGCCGGAAGCACGAAGATCGGAGCCTACCAGTTCCGGGTGTCGTCGGGCTCCGACAAGAAGGTGTACGATTCCGAGGACATCGTGGAGGAGGCGGAGGAGCGGGGACACATGGACGAGCTCTTCCGGTACGGGGTGATCGGGTACACCGTCAATCCCACGCAGATGGAGCGGCTCAACCCCGAGCTCCGCGCCATCTACGGGCAGATGTTCACCTTGAAGAAGGGCACGCTTCGCGTGACCATCCCGAAGGCCCTCCAGTAGTGCGCCGGCCCGTCGGCGAGCTCTACGGAGAAGTGAGGAACGGCAAGAGCGACAGACGGGACTTCTCGGTCCCAATCACCCAGGAGCATCTCAATATGGAAGACGACCAGCTCATCTCGCTGCTCGGCGACGAGAAGGCCCAGATCAACTACCGGCAGTCCTACTCGGACAAGGACTTCGGGAACGGCTTTGACGTTTCAGTCGGCCTCACCCTGACCTGTGACCAGAGTGAGGACGGCGTGATGGCTGCGGTTGTAATCGCGGCGGAGCTGGTGTCCGAGAGCCTGGCTTCTGCGGTGTCGCAGGCCAAGGAGCTTGACCGTGACATCCGGACCTCGTAGCACCACCTCCATCGAGCTCGTCTCGGTGGAGGCCTCCGTCCGACAGTCCACAGTCCGCGCAGCCTACGTCGTCAACCTCACCACACCCACCTTCGAGGGAACCATCGGGGGAGGGGAGACGACGCTGGACGAGAAGCATGCAGAGCTCGTGGCGCGGCTGTTTGCGGTGGTGCGCGACATCCAGTCAGTCATCAACGAAGACCTCGGGCTGGTGGATGCGCCCCCTGAGACCCCACAGCACAACGAGGAAGAACTGTAGATGTCGCACCCAGAGCTTGAGCTGATCAGCAACATCCTGGAGACCGGGGACTTTCAGACTCCAAAGAAGAAAGGGGTCACCCCTGAGATGTTCGCGCTGGAGGCCGCGCACGAGGGCTTCGCCTGGCTCTGGTCTGAGTACCACGACCCCCAACAGCGCGGAGAGGTGCCGTCGGTAGAGCGGTTCCTGAGGAAGTTCCCCGACTTCGACTTCAGCCCCTCTCGGAACTCTCTCCCGGCGTTGATCCGTGAGGTGCGTACCCAGAAGTCGCAGGTCGACCTGCAGGTCCTCCTGAATGACCTACAGGATGAGCTGGCAGACGGACAGGACCCCACGGCCATCCTCGATGGGTTCCTGCCGAAGTTCCGGAGGATGAACGTAGAGGCGCATGAAGACGAGGGCATCCTGCTCTCGGCCTCGGTCGATCTTCTGCGCCAGGAGTACAACACCCAGGAGGAAGGCGGGGGCCTCATTGGCATCCCCTACCCCTGGACGCTCCTGAACCAGAAGACGGGCGGGATGATGGACGAAGAGTTCATCGTCATCTACGGCCGCCCAGGCAACATGAAGACCTGGCTGGCCTGTGCCATCGCCGCGCAGGCGTACCTGGACAACTACCGAGTGATGATCTTCTCCAAGGAGATCTCTCGAGTAGCGATGCTGAAGCGTGTGAGCTCAATCCTGGCCGGAGTCTGCTACGACCGGCTCCGGAGAGGGGCGCTCACCCCGGAAGACAGGGACGAGTTCTTCGACATGCTGGAGATCCTCGCGGAGACGGAGGAAGAAGACGCGAACCCCCGCGGACGTACTCGCTCACTGCTGTTTCTGAGCGACAAGGGCAAGCGGAAGGCCAGTACGGTCGAGAACCTCATCGCTGCTGCTGAGCGGTTCCAGCCGGATCTCATCGTAGTGGACGGGTTCTACCTGATGCGGGATGGACGTTCTGGGCAGCGCAGCGCGGACTGGAAGCAGATCGGGCACATCTCACAGGACCTCAAGGGCATGGCTCAGTTCTGTGAGTGCCCGGTCGTAGGCACCACCCAGGCCAACCGCGCCAACGCCAAGGAGCCGTCTGGAGACCTCGACGACCTGTCCTTCGCAGATGGAATCGGACAGGACGCAGACATCGCTGTGCGGGCCTTCCGAGGTCCCAACCCCACGGGCAGAGGGGCCTCGATCATGCTGGTTTTCTCGAAGTCTCGAGAGACCGTCATCCCGCCCTTCGTCATCAACGCCAACCCAGGATCCGACTTCAGCGTTCAACAGTCCACGGTGAGCATCAAGCAGTTCCTTGCGGAGAAGGCAAAGATGGAAGAATCCGAAGCCGCGGCGCGTGGCGCCGGAGGGCCCCCGAAGGCAGACCCCGCAAAGAAGAAGCCCGCGAAGAAGCGTGCAGACCCCTTCCGAACCTGACTTCCTGGAGGTCTACGGCAAGTATGTCGAAAACCTCCGGAGAAGCTCGGAATCCAACTACAAGGGGTTCTGCCCCTTCCACGGAGGAAACTCCCCGAGCTTCTCCGTCAACGTCGAGAACGGGCTGTGGAACTGCTTTGGTGGGTGTGGGGGCGGAAACCTCCGGAAGTTCCTCGAGATGGCTGGCGAGGAGCGGACAACTGTTGTCCGTTTGTCGAAGAAATTCCAGCAGAAAGACACGTCACGGACTAAGAAGAAGGCACGCTCTCCTGGCCCCGTGTTCCTCCCCGAGAAGCTCTTGGGGATGTTTGACTGGTGCCCGGAAGACCTCTTGAGAGAGGGGTTCGACGAGCGGGTGCTCTTTGAAAACGACGTGGGATACGACAGAGAGCTCAGCCGGGTGACCTACCCGGTTAGAGACAAGAAGGGGCGGCTGGTTGGCATTGTCGGCCGCCGCCATGATTCAGAGTTCGGCGGAAAGTACAAGGTGTACACGACAGAGCTGCACCGGTACGGAATCGAGGTACCTCACCTGAACAAAGGGGAGTACCTCTGGAGAGCAGACAAGGTGGTTGCGGAGCTTCGCCACGAGCGGAAGCCCGTGTACGTGGTCGAGGGCTTCAAGGCCGCCTTGTGGTTCTGTCAGGCTGGGCTGACGACGGTGGTTGCCCTGATGGGCAGCAGCATGTCTGATGCGCAGTGTAGATCGATAGAAGCGATGAGCTCCCGAGTGGTGCTCTGCCTGGACAACGACCCGGCAGGCCGTCGAGGGATGCTCAAAGCGAGCCATAAACTTCAGGCAGTGCGCGTGTACGTGGCGGCGCTTCCCGACGGCATCCATCAACCGGATGATCTTCTGGAAGAAGAACTTGTGCACGTGTGCGGCAACCCAATCAATATCAGTCAAGCGAGGCAAGTATGGGACGCAACATCCCCCTGAGTGCAAATCGAGGTCGCCGTGGCGGCCGTGGCGGTGGACGCCGGAACGGATGGGGCTGCAAGTGGTCCGATCAGCTCAAGATGAAGGATGGTGAGAGCACCTGGCTTCAGCTCACCCCCGGCAGCTACCCGGTCCATGACCGCCCCGGAGTCACGGCACCCTACCTGGGTCTGCCGATGTTCAAGCTGCAGTACACCAACGAGCGGGGGAACACCTCCTGGGGCTACTTCCGCGAAGCGGAGGACGGGAGCACTCTGCGGGCTCGGGCGGACGCGGAAGACCCCAACGTGAGCGAGCCGAAGTACGACGAGGTCAACCGCTACTACGTCGGAGTCATCCACTACGCGCTCTACCAGCGCACTCCGGTGATGAAGAACGGGTCCCCCCTGCTCTACTCCCGGGGCAAGCTCAAGGGCAAGCAGGTCTTCAGCTGGGATCCCGTGTCGAGCATCCGGGAGCGCAAGCAGATCCTCAAGGACGGGAACATGGAAGAGGTCGGCTTCTTCCGGAAGAAGTTCCTGGAGATGGCGTCCTCGCACTTCAAGGTGGTGCAGGAGATCAACCGTCGCGCGCGTGAGATGTGCCGCTGTGCTGGCACCCTCTTCCCGTCGGTGTTCATCTGCCCCAACTGCGAGGAGGTGCTGCTCGAGACCGAGGACACGGACATGTCCGACGGAGAGGTCTCTGCCTACGGAGACCAGGAGATCCGCTGCCGCCACTGTGGCGAGGTGGAGTTCCCGCGAGCCGAGTACGACTGCGACTCCTGTGACGACCCCCGGCCGCACGAGTACCACCAGGTCGCGTCTCAGGTGAAGCGCGTGAAGGGCGATGATGGGTTCCCCGTCTACAGCCTGGAGAAGGTGGTCAGCCTGCTGGACTTCACCCTGGCTGACAAGCAGACGTGCCCCGTCGTGGACGTGTCGGACTCGGGGGAGCTCACGTACGACGAGGGACTGGACAAGCTGATCAAGAACCAGTTCGACTTCGAGGGCTACACCGCTCCGAAGACGGACGCCGAGTACAGCCAGATGCTGGGGCTTCGGCAGGGCGAGATCGGCTACGCGTCGAGTGCCAAGTCCTACGACCGCAACTTCCGGCGCTGATTTCAACACGGGGCGGGTCCATCTTCGGGCCCGCCCCTCATGCGTTTAGGCATCTATGCGTTTTTCCTTCGTAAAGACCCCCGACCCCGTCTACCTCTTCACCGAGACAGATGCGCAGCAGTACGCGGCGCTCTACGCAAAGGCTCCCCGCGTGGGGTTCGACACGGAGACCACCGGACTGAGCAAATTCGGTGCGCGAGTCAAGTTCTTCTCCTTCGCGACGGAGGACACGCGCATCTGTGCCCCCGTTCGACTCCTGGAGGTGTTCCGCGGGGTTCTGGAGGACCCGAACATCGAGAAGTGCCTCACGAACGCCAAGTTCGACATGCACATGGTGGCGAATGAGGGAATCGAGCTGAAGGGGCACCTCCTCGACACGGTCCCCATGGACTGGCTCCTGGATGAGAACCGCATCGGGCGTCACGGGCTCAAGCAGTGCTCTGCTGACTACCTCGGCCTTCGGATGGCTCCTTTTCGGGAGGTGTTCGGGTCTGTCGGCAAGATCGACAACGAGGTCAAGACCTTGTGCGACATGCACGATGCGATGGAGGCGCAGGATGCGGGGCGTGCGGTGGAGCTCCTGGCCATCGTGGGCCAGTTGGAAGGAACGGAGGCCCTCCTCACATCGCTGAAGAAGGTCTCCCAGAAGGCGTCTGCGGGTCGTGCGGACCTCGGGAGGCTCCTCACGGCCTCCCAGCTCCTGAGCATCGCCAGGAAGACGGGACTGTGTCCGACTACGAGGACCCGCCTCGGGTACGTGTCCGACTTCTTCGAGATTCTTGGGGCGCCGCCCGTCCCGAAGGAAGACCGGGATGGCGAGCGTCACCTGCTCACAGATCCCGAAGTGCTCCTTGAGGCGCACGAAGCGGTCCTGGAGGAACTCATCCACACGGCCGCTGCCGATGTGGATCCCCTGGCGCTGCTGGAGCTCCTGGTAGGGGACTACGCCTCTCTGGACGCCTGGGCATCGATCATGCTGGCGAATCTCCTCGAGAAGCTGCTGGCAGAAGTCGATATGGGGAACGGGAGCAACCTCTGCGACTACTACCATGCAGAGACCGCGGAGCTCTTGCGGGTCCTGTGGATGATGGAGCGCCGAGGGTTCCAGCTCGACCTGGAGCAGATCGAAGAACTGGACGGCCCCATGCTCCAGACGATCCAGAAGCTCGAGCGTGAATTCGTGCGCCTGGCCGGCTGGGATGTGAATCCCAACAGCCCCAAGCAGCTCCGAGAGCTCTTCTTCAAGAAGGTCGGAGACAAGTGGGAGGACCCGTTCGGGATGCCGCCCACGAAGATGACCACGGGCGGGACGACTGGGATCAAGCTCCCCAGTACGGACAAGGCCACGATCGAGAAGTGGGCGGACAAGGGGAACCCGTTGGCTGAGTGCCTTCGAGATCACCGCGTTCTGAAGAAGCTGCACGGCACCTACGTGACTGGGCTGCCGACCAAGGTGGACAACCGAGATCGCATCCACACCGATCTGAAGATCGCAGGGACGGTGACTGGGCGCCTCGCATCTGGGGACCCGAATCTCCAGAACATTCCCTCACGCGGGGAGTGGGGCCGGAAGATGCGGAAGTGGTTCGTGGCGGGCACCTGGGGTGCCTGCGACCACTGGTGTCTCCCTTCGGTGGAGCATGTCCCCCTGCCGGATTTGCCGCGGGACTTCCCGATGCGACTCATCGTGGCGGACTACCAGCAGCTCGAGATGCGGATCATGGCGCACCTGAGTGGTGACCCCGTGATGTGCCAGACGATTCATGCGGGGAAAGACCTTCACTCCATGACCGCGTCTCTGGCGGTCGGTGCCAACTACGACGACATCGTCGCAGCCAAGAAGGCGGACAACCCCACGAAGGAGCAGTTGGAGCTCATCGAGCTCCGAGCCGCGATGAAGGCGGTGGGCTTCGGTCTTCTGTACGGGATTGGCCCCAAGAAGCTGGGGATGCAGCTGGGCCTTCCGCTGGAGCTGCGGATCTCTCGGGCGGGCCGCGCCTACGAGACCTGCCCCGAGGCAGAAGCCCTCATCGACAAGTACTTCAACATCTACCCGGAGGTTCTGGAGTTCATCGAGCAGACCCACTGGGAATGCAAGAATGACCTGCTTGTCCAGACACTCGCAGGGAGATTCCGCCGGCTTCCAGACATCCTGTCTCGTGAGCGCGGCCTGGCCATGCAGGCGCAGCGCCAGTCTGTCAACTCCAAGGTCCAGGGGTCAGCTGCAGACATCGTCAACAAGGCCATGCGGCGGTGTGAGAACGACCCGGAGATGCGCGCGTTCGGTGCCCGGATGCTGATGCAGATCCACGATGAGCTCGTCTTCGAGGTTCCGGACGACGAAGACTTCATCCGAGCTGTCCGCGATCGGGTGCGAATCAACATGGAGAACCCCTTCCCCATGGCCGTACCCATTCTCATCGACATGGACGACGCGTTGTCCTGGGGAGATGCCAAATGATCGACAAAGATTCTGAAGAGCGCAGACAAGAGTTCCTGGACAGTCTCTCGGTGGAAGATCGCAAGAAAGTCGAAGACGCTGAGAAGTTCGGGCACTTCTCGGACCTCATCCGGACACATCTGTCCCCCGGCTTCGTTCCCAAGTGCTTGCCGATCAAGCCACCTCGCACGGAGACCAAAAAGTGAGCAAGCACGAGAAGCCCTGTCGAAACTTCTGCCTCGATATCGGGGGGCCGCCCGACTCTCCCTGCATCCTCTGCGGCCACTCGCGAGGTGCCCACTACGGGATCAAGTTCCGCAAAGATCGGCCAGGGGAGGGCGTGTACGAGGTCACGCAGCAGACCATCGAGCCCTACCCCGCGATCGAGACCATCTTCACGCAACTTCAGCACGACGATGTGCCCTTTGATGTGGTGGCCGGAGGGGAGCTCGTCGGGAGGTTTTCTTCCGTGCGCGAGCTCGATGAGGGTGAGGAATGAGTCGCATCTACGCCAGGCGGGAAGACACCGGCGAAGACATCCTCGTCGAGATCAAGTGCGACTGGTGCTCCGCGACCGAGGATGAGGCTACCCACTGGGCCATTGAGAAGCGCGCTGCGCTCTTCACACACAACGACACAGGTGAGCGATGAGTACCGAGAAAGAAGCCTTCATGGCAGGAGCGCGCGCCTCCATGGACCCCCGCTCTTCGGTGCGGGAGCACCAAGAGGCCGCACTGCCGGCCGCCTATGCATCCTGGGCCCTCCCCGGCAACGTCATCGAGGGCCGATGCAGCCGTTGTCAGGGCGCCGGCAGGGACCCGAAGAAGCGGACGCGCTCGTGCCCTGTGTGCGGGGGGCGGGGGAGCCAGGAGTACTGCGGCGTCTGCGGGGAAACCATGCGCTGCGGGGGCCGCGATCCTGACGGCATGGACGGCTTCATGGGCGATCCTCCTCGCTGCCAGCGAGAGGGCCGGTCAGACCGACGCACATTCGAAGAGATCAACGCAGCGGCCCCGGAAGAAGGGTGAGCCGCGTCTACGCCAGGCGAGAGGATACGGGCGAGACGGTCCTCGTCGAGATCAAGTGCGACTGGTGCTCCGCGACTCTCAAGCCGGGGCCGCATGTCATCGGCAGCGGCTGGAGGCGCGGCGGCTTCACGGACTCCCGCACGACGTGGGAAGCGTGCTCGGAGCACGCGCACCTTCTGGAAGATCTGGTGGCTCCGTGACCCAGCGAGAAATGGAAGAGGAAATCATGAAGAGGACTGGCATCCCCCTGCCAGCGGTACAGCTGATGATGAACTCCCTCAAGGAGGTCATGGCCGAGAATCTTGTACGGCAGCAGGAGGTGGTCTTTCGAGGCCTGTTCCGGATCACCTGCTCTGCCCGACAACACAGTTCCTTCACCTCTCCTCCGGGTGCGGAGAACCGAGAGAGGAAGACGGTGGTTAGGCTGATGCTGGGCATCAAGCCCATCCGTGCCTTCCGCCTGGAGATGAACTCATGGACAAATACGCTGTCGTCCTGGACAACCACCACATGAAGACCGCCACGGATGGGGCTGCGCCCTGCCCTGAGTGCGGTTCTCGAAACGTCAACCACGGGGGGATGACCCCCCACTGTCCCAACTGTGGGACACGCCCTTGGGAGAAGCATGCCAAGAAAGAAGAAGGCCCCCGCCGCCACCGCAGCCGGTAGTCGGGCTTCTGCAGTCATCAACAAGCTGAAGAGCAAGTACCCCGGCCGGGTCTTCACGGCTGGGGAGTACACGATGCCCTGGAAGGTCAAGCGCCTGCCCACAGGGGTCCTGGATCTGGACATCGCGCTTGGGGGAGGGCTCCCCGCTGGAGGGATGTCCTTCTTCACGGGCAAGCAGGGAGTGGGGAAGAACTGGCTGGCCAACCAGGTCATCCGAGAGCACCAGCGGCAGCATGGGGAGAAGACTTCGGTGGCCGTCGTGTCTACCGAGATGGTCTTCGACAAGGAGTTCGCCCACGCCTGCGGCGTGAAGGTCTCCTTCTCGGACCTCGAGGTCGCTCACTTCATCTCGGAGTACCGTGAAGATCTCCTGGAGGACCCCTCGGATGAGATCGTGGGGGCGCTGACCGAGCAGATCGGGGAGTTTGCCACCATCCCGCCGTCTACGGCGGAGGAGGCCCTGCAGATCGCGATCGATGTCATCGCCAGTCGTGAGTTCGACATCGTCGTCATCGACTCTTTCGGGTCTCTTCTGACGGAGCACGACAACGTGGGAGAGCTGGGAGACTCCCCTCGAGTGGGAGGAGCGGCGATGCTGAACACCAGGTTCGCGCGCAAGCTCAACACGGCCCTGTCTCCGGACAAGGACGGCAATCCCAACCTCACCTGCGTCATCGGGATCAACCAGGTTCGGGACAACACCGACCGGGCCAACAAGTACAGCCCGAAGACGCTGGAGGCCGGCGGCTGGGCACTGAAGCACGCCCGATGGGTGACGGTGGAGATGGCGCCCCAGGCCAAGATCAAGGACGGCAAGCTGTTGACCGGCAAGACCATCCGCTGGGAGATCACCAAGCAGAAGGCGGGAGGGCACGAGGGTGCTCGCGGGACCTTCGACTTCATGTACGAGCACTGCGGCATCGACAGAGAAGCACACTCTGTCGCGGTAGCGGGCGACTACGGGATCGTGACCCGGAAGGGCGCGTGGTACTCCTACGAAGGTGAGCAGATCGGGCAGGGAGCACGGGCTGCTGCTGAGTTTGTCCGAGAGACGGACGGGCTCCTGGAGCTCCTGGAGAAGAAGACTCTCTCGGCAGCTGGCGTTCGCTGTAGCTACGGGTGAGCGAGGATCTATGCGCTGTGTGCCGGGGCCTCTTGAGGCCCTGGGCACTGGGCAAGCTGAAGTGCCAGAAGTGCGGGCGCACCTGGAAGGCAAAGCGAGAGGCGCCCCAGAAGGACAAGCTCCGTTCTGGGGCCCGCAGCTACCGGAAGCAGTCGGACAAGCAGGAGAAGCGCGTCGCCAAGCAAGTGGGCGGGCGCACTACGATCGCCTCCGGCCAGACCCCCATCGACAAAGGGGACGTGCGGTCAGACGCTGTCCGCGTTGAGTGCAAGTACACGGATAAGAAGTCATTCACCTTGAAGGTGGCGGACCTCCTGAAGGTGGCTGAACAGGCCACTGGGGACCAGATTCCCCTGTTCTACATCGAGTACCGGGAGTCGGGGGAGGCGTACTACGTCGTCCCCGAGGACTGGTTCCTTCAACTACTGGAGACCTACCAGAATGATCCGAACGATTGACGATCTGCTCAAGGCTGACTCACGAGAAGTCGAGGAGATTCGAAGCACGATCAACCTCCGCGGGTACTACTACACGGGAGTGAAGCGAAATGGGTCAGAAGAGGGGCTGACTCTCGATGAGTACGAGGCGTGGCAGGAAGAGGAGCCCGACCTGGAGTGCGGGACCTGTCATGGGGGCGGCAAGGTCAAGAAGTACCACCGGAGCGTGGGGACCATCCACGCGAGCTCGGCCCACGGCTGCATCCGTCGGCTGTACTACGACGCAGATGGCAGCTTCCGCCCGAAGCAGAAGATCAAGCCCGAGCTGATGATCACCTTCTCCATGGGCCACGCCATCCACGATGTGGTCCAGAAGGCACTGCATACGGCGCTCCCGGGCCAGTTCCGGGATGAGGTCCGGGTGGATCTCCCAGAGGCGTTCGTGAGCAACAGCCGGACGGACGGGGTGGTGGACCTTCCGCAGACTCGGGTTCTGCTGGAGATCAAGAGCATGGGGGCGGAGTTCGATCGCCTGCAGGCTCCGAAGAAGGAGCACCTGATCCAGGCTGTGGGCATCTACGCGACTGCGCTGGACACTCCCTTCATCTCGTTCCTCTACGTCGCGAAGAAGTGGCCGCACTCCGTCAAGGAGTTCGTGGTCCCGTATGACCCCAAGATCTACCGACGGTGGTGGAAGAACAAGGGTTCGCGCGTGGAAGCTGCGCTCGAGGAGGGCAAGCCTCCCATCGCGGATGCCACGAAGGACCAGTGCAACTTCTGCCCCTACGCCTACTTCTGTGAGCACAAGCTGTGAGCCGCACCAAAGGAACAGACTTCACCGTCGGCCTCGAAGAGGGCGAGGAGATGTACAACACCGCCGCAGAGCGCGCCCTCGCGCGACTGGAGGAGCAGGGGCTGAACACCCCCCAGCGGCCCTACGACAAGAACGGAGACCCCTTCGACGGGCACCTGCCCTCCAACATCACGGACTTCACCTCCAAGGAGCTGGGGACCATCTTCGCGCTGATGTGCGGCTACGCGGATTTCCTGGAGAACCTGGCCACAGTGGCGCGGGCGGAGGTCCTCAACGCCGACCGGAAGCTGAAGCTGACCAAGTCCCTGGTTCGGAAGCAGAAGGCGGGGAGCGCCCAGACGAAGGATGATGAGTGCCTCACGGACATTCGCTACGTCGAAGCGGACGTGAACTACGTCGAGGCGAAGACCTACCTCGAGCTCCTGGAGGGCCTCACCAAGTCCGCCTCTCGCGACCGGGCGGTCATCTCCCGGCTCATCGAGACGAAGCGCATGGAGGTGGACGGCAAGAAGCGCCGGAGGAACGTAGATGGGTACCGCAGATCTTGAGCTGTGGGTGCCGTACCTCCCTCCGTCGGAGAACCGAATCCGGGTTCACCGTCGGCAGGGAGGTCAGGTCTACTCCAAGGAGGCGCGCGACTTCAAGATCGTGTTCACGCAGTACCTCAGAGAGAACTACTTCACGGAGATCAACCGTTTCGTAGCGAAGCACACTCCGCGGTCCATCTACACGCTCTCGCTCTCATTCACCTTCGAAACGGTCATCAACAAGGGGTGGGCTAAAGGAAAGGCAAAAACCCGCTATAAGAAATTCGACGTAGGAAATAGGCGGAAGTTGATCGAGGACTGCCTCGTCGAAGCCCTTGGAGGGTCAATCGACGACTGCCTCTTCTTCGAGCTGTACCTGCGGAAAGAGATGGGAGACAAAGTAGGGGTACACCTGCTCCTGGAGCCCTCTGACCCAGAAGACTTCGGAGTCCCCGATGGGTGACGAGATCAACAAGAGTGAACTCATCGATATCGCGCGCGAAGAAGGCCTTGGGAACCTGTCTCGGGGCAGCTCCTCTGCTGCGGTCCTGGATGCGCTCGAGGGTGGCGAAGTCCCGGAGAACTGCCGCCTGGATGAGCACCGAGAAACGATGGAGCGCCACATCAAGAGAAACTGGCGCAGGATCCGAACCCAGCTCCCCACATGCGACGGTACCTGCGTCACCTTCGGGTGTCCGGACACCATCGTGCTCGGGTGCTGGGCGAAGTTCCGCAACGAGATCCTGTGATGTTCGAGCCGTGTGTTAGCTGCGCCCGGCTTGCGAAATGCAAGAAGGTCTTCCCCGTCATGCTCGAAGACGGGGGAGGTTGCTCCCTGCACGAGGAATCCCATGAGGGGGTGACTCGCGCACGAATTCGAGCCGTCTTCGACTTCGGCGCCTTCGCCGTTTGTACGAAAAACCCCAAACGAGAGACTCTACCTATGCCTGTTGGACAGAAGCGGTACCTGCGCGGAATCGCCATTCACCTCGGTCTGATCCCGCCCCGCGGCGGCAACTCCTTCAAGATCCCCGCCGCTGACCTGGCCGAGATGATCTCCAAGTTCACCACCGATGAGGGCGCGGCGCCCTACGAGAGCATCGGGGACCTGGATGTCGAGGAGCTCAAGACGCTGCTCGCCGACCTGAAGGAGAACGGAGCCCCCGCGGGTAGCGGTGGTGAGGAGAAGGCCGAGGAGAAGGCCGAGGAAGAGGCGCCCCCCAAGAAGGCCCCGGCCAAGAAGCCGCGCCGCCCCCGGAAGAAGCCCGCTCCCAAGGAGGAGGTCGAGGAGGAGGTCGAGGAAGAGGCTTCCGAGGAAGAGGAGGAGGAGGTCGAGAAGAAGGCCCCGGCCAAGAAGGCACCCGTGAAGAAGGCGCCGGCCCGTCGTGCTCCCGCGAAGGCCAAGAAGACGGCCGCCGCCCCCGCCGCCGCCGCGGCAGCTTCGGCCGATCTCGAGAAGCTCGAGGGCATGGTCACCACCATCGGCACCATGCTCGACAAGCACGTCGATGCGCAGGCGTCCCGGCTCGAGGGAGTCGAGACCGTCCTCACCCGTGTCCTGGAGCACCTGGAGACCCTGGATGGCTACCTGGCGTACCAGTACAACCAGGACGTGGACTCGGGAAACGAGATCACGAGCCTGAGCGACGTGGACTGGCGCAGCTGAACCGAGTCACCCTGTTCTCTGAGGGAGACCTCGCAGACATGGGGCTTCGGGAGGTGAAGGCCCTGCTGAACGACGCCGGCTTCCTGTATCGGGGGGATTCCCTCGAACAGGCTGTCGCGCTGGTTCTCAGCCTCACCGTGTAGCGTTTCATACTTCTGGGCGGCCCTTCCACTGTTGGAGGGCCGCCTTTCTTTAGCTCACACTACCAGCCGCCATCCGAGAGGCGATCAGTCACCCAGGTGAGCCGCGCTCCGCGGAACTTGACCATGGGGGTAGCGGGATCTGAGTCCACACGGGAGGAGCTCTCGAAGGGGAACTCCACGAGCTCGGTAAACCCCACCGAGGCTATGGGGGTGTTCGCCTGATCGGTGAAGATCTCGTCGTCCCCGTGTGTGTGCGGCGGCAGAATGTAGAACGGCCCAGGGCTATTGCCCGCCGCTACAAAGGACTGGGCATCGTACACAGACCGCCTGAGATTGAACCCATTTTTTGGGGACGTGGAGGTGTGCCACTCAACATTACCCCAGGTCCAGGTGCTCTCGTTCTCTGCTTGGGAGAAGAACGAGTCCCCATAGACGACCGCGGCCGCGGAGTCGCTGTCGCGTCCCCGTCTGCGTACGAGATGGCCCTCCCATGCGACGGCTTTCTGGTACCCCTTCCGGAAGGATGACGCAGAATCCCGCCAATCTCCGAAGCCTCCCTGGCTGCTCGGCCAGATGCCCGAGAACGCGGTGGTCCACGTCAGGGGGGACGTCCGTTGGGCGTTTTCGAGATCATCGGAGCCCAGGCCGGGGATCTCCAGACCGTCCGGAGCCTCCCGGCGGCACCCCACATAGAACTCTACGGTGGCGTGAT